CCATAAAAATTCTAACTGCATCAAAAGATCACCAATAGACTTATTACAAGATTTAGCATAGTCAATCAATTTTTGTTTTCTTGTGTAATATGTCCATTGTGCCAATCCATATCCTGCGCTATCATGAACGAAATTTTTATACTTTCCACTGTCAACAGCTTTTGTATATGATTCATCTGAATAGCCAAGTTTCCTTTCAAAAGAGTTTTGAAGATTAGTCGATCTTAAATTGCTCTCGGCTTTAAGATTTCCCATAAGTCCGGCAACGGCATATTCGTTTAACCCTTTGCTAATTAGAAAGTTCCATATAACCTTTTCGGGATCATCTATATTATCAATCTGTTCTACTGGTTTTTCTGTGGTTTCTTTCTTATCCTCTGTTTGTTCTGTTTCTGTATTAGATTCGTTAAGTGCAGATGTAACTTTATTTGCTACATCACCTAAACGACTGTATAACCACTCGCCCGGACACGATTTGTTTGCGAACCACCTGTGTACAGTGATTATCATTTCGTCTGATTTTGGTTTATAACTTAAAGATTTATTCTTATCATTAAACCAGATCAGTTTCTTCTTCCCATTTCTTTTACAAATGTCAATACATAATTTGATTAAAGAAGAGTATACTTTGTCGTTCATCCAGTATGGCGTTTTTGTATCTGAAGCACATTCGATAGTTACCGCACGTTGGTCGTTTTCATTACTTGACGTACACCAGCTTCGATTCTTTTCTTCAACATATAAAGCAATTCTTCCATCGGTTCCAATTCCATAGTTAGAAGATGCCTGATATGATGACTTTGCAAATATACCGCCAAGGCTTTCAACTGATAATTGTCCGACAACACAATGCGGTGAAATCCTATCAATGCTGTGCGTTCTTTGCCCTGAGTGGTTAGGACTTAATTTCTTATAAGTTGCTAAAGAACTATTTGTATAACTCATATCATTCACCAGTTTTTAACTGTTCAAGTTTTTCTGCGATTTCCTTTATGTCATCTTTCTGTAAACTATCATCAACCTGACGTAAAACTTTAGTAAGGAACGCAGGTAACGGAACGCCAATCGCATTCAGATTTTCAACGTTCGACATAAGTTCCATAAATACGATATACATAGAAATACATGTCATAATATATGTCGACAGGCCTAATGAATACTGGAACAGTTCACCAATAACAAGAATGGCAATCTCGCCAATTTTTTTAGTCAGACCTGAACGCATTTTCTTTGACTTGAAATCCTCGAAGTTCCACGCTTTCGCAAGTCCGGTAAGAATATCAAATCCCATCAACGCGAGAGGTAATAGAAATACCATTGCATTGTTTACAAAATGTATCTGGTCTAATTCAACGATGCTGTGTAAGTTAGAAAAAGTCATAGCACCTTACCTCCCAATATAATTAGAAGATGTCAACATCATCCTCTGCGCCGTTCTTCTGGTTGATTTCAGAGAAAATATCCTCGACAATATCATCTTCTTGCTCTGATTCGGCCTTAACCTGATCTAAATACTTCCTTCCGATTCCGGCTTCGATAATCTGAACAACAGAATTGATTTCGCTTGTTAGAGGATTTTCATTAAACGCTTCAATAGCATCCTTCGCATACTCACGCTGTTCATCGGTGAATCCATTGATCGCAGAATTCAGTTCAGCAATTCTCTGTTCCTTCTGAGCAGTTTCAAGCTGTTCTTTAATCTGGTTCACTTCGCTAACCGCAGCCTCTTTGTCAGCGGTCAGAGCATCATTCGCCTCTGTCAGCGCAGTAATCTTTGATTCCAGTTCAGCAATACGGCTGTTTAGTTCCTCTGTGCAACGTTCGTTCTCTGAGATAATTCCTTTCAGATTAGAAATCTCATTCTCATAGTCAGCCTTAATCTTGTTGATTTCGTCCGCAGAAGCGTTCATTTCGGCAACTGTCTGAGCCACGATTGCTTTAATTTCGTTCTCACCCATAGTTATTTCCTCCTGATTAGAGTTATTTAATTCTAAAATTTTTGCTGTTTTGTCAGCAGGTCTTACGTTTAGCAAAGCATATCCGGAATATTCAAATATCATAGGGATACGTCCTGTTTCCTTATATCCGTATTTATATATGATAGAAGGATTATCACCAGTCTTTAGGATCTCGACACTACCAAATGGCGCGTCGCCGTTCTTAATGTCGTTATCTAATTTCTCTGTGAAATTGCTATAACATAATCCGTCAATAGTACCTTCCCCGATACAAAATGTTTTTGTTCCTTCTTCGGTTTCAATATCTTCAATATATCCGCGCTCGAAGTAACCGATCATTGTTGCATCTTCAAAAATGGGAAGATTGTCTTTAGTACCAGTTTCTCCATGACCATGCAGAGAAGTCCTTTCTTCGTCAAGAAATTCGCATCGTAAACTCATACCCTGTATAGAAGGTAAAGCCGCTTCGCAGTATTCACGAATCCATGTGATACCGTTTTCGTTATACTGCGTTCCGACGCCATTAGATTCATCTACGCACGAATCAGGATAGATTTCATGGAGAATAAGCCTGAAATGCCTTCGTCCGTTCTGGCTAAATAGTTCAAAACATTTCATTTCAGTTTCCCCCTATTGAATGTTTGTATATAAAAAAGAGGACAGTAAAAACCGCCCTCTTGTTATATTAAGATGGTAAATGAAATTGTCATTTTATTGAGTACTTGGTGCAGGCACATTATTTGTGTTGTTCGCTTTTGTTTGTAGCGTACTATAATTGTTGCTATCATCGTCTGTTGGTCTGCCAGTTTGTTTTTCATCTGAACTCATTGTGAAACTTGTTTTGTGTACTGGATATTTATTTTCAATATCATCTTCAAATTCCTGATCAAGCATGGCAAAGAAAACATCCGGTGATATTCCGGCAGCACTCGCCCAAAGAGATAGTGAACCTTTACCCTGTAAATACAAGTCTTTTGCAAATCCAACCATTTCTTTCTGGTTTACATAAGTTGTATGAATGTATTTACATTCAACACGGTTCTTTTTATCTTTGATAATATTTATGTTTATAACTTTATTAAGTTCTTCCTCAATCTGATCTATCCATTGAAAAATTTGAGAACTTAAAAGCTGAAGGTTGTTTACCTGAGAAGAATAGTTTCCACTACCAGAGCCATTAAGAAGCGAAGATGCAATACCTAAATCTTTTGCTATCTTATCACCAAGATCTGCTTCATTTTTACTGTCAAAGATTTCTGTATTACTCGCATCAATCGCCTGTATCTTTGTTCCTGCGGCAACAGAGAAAAACGAGATACCGCCACGATTATTCTTTTTCACAACAGCTTCTTTAACTTTTGTATGTTGCGCTCTCTGCTGTGGTTCTGTTAAAGTAGTTCTTCCTTTTTCTTTTCCTTCGGGGAATGTCTGATAAATAATCCTATTGTTTATTTCGTCAAGTACATTCCGCTTGGTATCTGTGAAGTAGTCACCATACAGAATATCATTGATTGCGGCAAGAACAAGTGGTCTACCCCACGGCTCCGCTCTGCCACTTCGTATCTTGTGGACTATTGTTTTTGTCGGGTCAAGCAGACACCAACGCTCATGATTCCCTTTGTTATAAGCATCTCTAATTTCTTTAGGATATTTCCTTAATTTCTTTTTAGCTTCTTCTCCTTCACAATTATCGAAATAGGATAAATCAAAAGCTAATTGGAAATAGGAATTTCTAACACCAACAATCCTTGTATAATTAACCGGTAAAGAAACGATAGCAGCATTTATACCAACTTCGTTAATTTCACTTATCCGTTCAACTTCGTAATCAGACATGATTTTCTGATTCGATAATGGTCTTTTGTTGGTTTCAAAATAGTAGAACGCAACACCATCAATCATCCCGCGAAACAGCGCATCACGCACAATTTCTTTGTGTTTGATTTTTTTAAGTGCCGCCTGCATCAACGCTTTATTCCTTTTGCGTTTCTGCTTACTTTCGCCATATGGGACGATCACATAGTCAAGCGTTGGCATTGCGACCATGTAATCTACAGTGTTTGTGTATTCTCCGTTACAACCATAGAGAATCAGTGATAATTCTCTTAGTATCTGGTTGTTTCCCATGGGATCACGGACTAACTCTTTTAATTGTTCCTGACTGTAGAAATCAAACACATTCATAGATCCGAACCCATATGATAATGAATTTACTCTGTATGAATTATATGTATTTGCTTCGTATGTATCTGGCTGTGTTTCTACTACGGATTGAAATGTTTCATAAGTTTTAGGTTTTTTGTAATATTTACTTCTTCGATTTCTCTTTGAGGAAGTAGTATTATCTTTATTATTAGGCATATACCAACCTCCCC